TTATAGATCTTTTGCGTTTCTTACAACTACTTTTCCATGTGCTGATATCTCAACATTTTCTATAGCTTGATCAAGGATGATGTGTACAAGCTCACTATCCTTGATCGGCTGTAGATTTTTATTGATCAGAATTTTATTGAGCTCTACACACTTCTTTCGTAGAGATTCTTGCTCTTTGTCATTTAAACGAACTGTTACTGCCATTTTCGTCACATTTTCGGGTTATTAACTTGCATACAATATTACTTGTATATCTGTTATATGTGCTTGCTATTCATGTGTAATTGTATTAAATTCCGCTTAATGTTATTTGTATACATGCGTAATTAGCCCATGCTAGATCATATTTGCATAAATGCGCCTTTTGAATCCAGCTTCTACTCAGTAGATGCGGAAGGGCGTTATTTTTTTGTAGATATCGATCTTCACAGTATAGAAATACCGCTTGCTTCTCGTTCTGTTCATAAGAATGACGATGGTTCAATTTCTGCTGCTGCGTTATTCCATCCGTTTGAGTCGGTTCCGACTCATTACACTGGTATGGCAATGAAAGTTTTTTTTGATTCTTCGTATGAACCTTTTGTACAGATCAAGGCTTCTCCTGCGAAATTGCTGCAAGGGCATAATGTCTTTGGCAGCGACAACATAGAGCAGGGTGCTATGGAAATGATCGGCTTCTTACATGAAGCTTATCCGCTTCTTGCAAGGATGCTAGATTGGCCTCGTGCATGGGTTTCACATATTGATGTGACTTACTCAGTACGATTGAAAGACCAGAACACAGCTAAAAAAGTTTTGGATTTCTTGAGCAATGTCAGCAATGGCCAGACTCGTTTAAGTAACAAGCGTTTCGACAGTTCAGTATATTGGGGAGGTCAGACTTCAAGACTTGTGAATCACAAGTGTTATATGAAGCATGACGAATTTATCGCTCAATTTGAGGAGTATAAGCAACTTGCAAAGAAGAACGATAAAGCAGCTCAACGAGTTGTTGATGTCATGTCCAATTCGGATCTGATTAACTGGACTGTCGGTCTTTTACGTTTTGAATCACGTTTAAAAAAACGTTGGCTTGAACGTAATGGAATTCCTACCAATCTCTTTGATTTAATTAAGTTTCAACGTTCCAATCCAAATTTACTTCAAACACTCTGGACTGAAGCAGATGCTTCGATATTGTGTACTTATGGGGAAATTGCAAGACCTTACATTATTGGAATTAGTCACCTTGGTTGCTTGCTTTACTTGTTAATTGCTTTGAGAAATGGAGCTGTCTAATGCTTAAGTTTCTCGCAAAGTTAACAGAATGGTTATTAAAAAACTCGGTTCAAAAGGTGCTTACTGGGGCGGGTTTATCGGTGGTTTCTTACCTGTCTGTAGTAGCTGTAATAAGGGTCGCTTTTAACAGTTTAATTAATTCAATTTATAGCGTTTCTGCTGATCTTCTTAATTTTATGGGTATTTGTGGGATCGATTACGCTTTAAGTGGTTTCGTTTCTGTAGCTGTTTTCTTGATGAGTATTAAACAAGGCAGCTTATCTTTGAGGAAAAAATAATGAGTCAATCTGCTGGCGGTACGTTTCGACTTGTTTGCGGTCAAATTGGCGCGGGTAAATCATATCTGTATGTTAAACAAGTAGAAGAAGAAATTAAAAAAAGTGGCAAATATAAAAAGATTTATTCAAACATTCGTGCACATGCTGAATTAGCTGAAGGTATTACACCACTTCCAGACGATTGGCGAGAATGTGAACCTGATAGCCTTGTAATTATTGACGAGGTACAGAAACATGAGAAGTTTAGTAAACACTTCTCCAGTCGTCGTGATAGCGAGATTGTAGACCTTACAATGATTCGACATCAGCGTTTAGATTTATGGCTTATCAGCCCCAATCCAGCGCTAGTAAACAGTGATGTGCGGAACCTTGTGACACAGTATTTCTGGCTTGAAGTTGTAGGTGCTAAAACAACGAAATGCTATTGTTTTACGAAGGTTTATAACAGTATTACCAAATCAATTAAATTACAGGCTTATGATGAGTTTGTTTATACAATCGAAGAGAAGTATCACAAACTTTATAAATCTACTGAAGACGGTATAGCATCAGGTCGTAACTATAATTTTAATGTTAAGTTATGGGGCTTTGTAGGTGGTTTGGTTGTTGTAGTTATTGTGGCTTGTTTACTTGTAGGTTTTCTTGCAAAGGGTACAAAAACAAAAGTAGATCAATTGTCTACTTCTAAAAAAACTGATACTGCACAGCCTCAGAATGCTAATCTTGATAACAAAGTTAAATTAGATGTTATACCGAAGGTATCCGAAGAGGATTGCAGAAAAGGTGTAAATGTTCAAAAACCTGAATGTGTTGAATACTTTAACCGTCTAACTAAAAATGGTGAGTCTGTTGGTGTTGCTGTACAACAAGTAAGCTATGATCCGTCTAAGCCTTTTGAATCAGCCGAAAAGATACAAGAAACGGTTTCATATCAGGTTACTGCAAAGCCTGTATTGTCTGGTTGTATGACCGATCGTCACGGTAAGTTAGTTGGATATACTCAACAAGGTACAATTATTCATGGCCTCAATCAGTCCGATTGCAAACGTATAATTAAAGGAGATCGTCCGTTTAATTACTTTGCTCAGCAGTCTGTACAACAACCTGTACAGCAAGCAGTTCAACAAGTTGCCACTAATCAGTCCTATCAGGCTAATAACTATGTTCAGGAAGGCCTAGAACGTAATCCAGTGAATGGCGCGAACCAATTATGAATTTCTTCCCTCTGATCACAAAATCCGTCTCTTCGATGTGACGTTGCGTCTTAAAGAAGTGTCTTCAGGGGAATTGAGACACATCGAGACAGTCTATTGATTTACCGTATAATATGAGTGTCTCAAGGCGTAGTCTAGACACTTCGACATGATGATATGTGAACGTTCAGAATGTTTACTGGAGTTTGGAAGGAAAACGTGATTGCAGCGGTGCCGTAAGCGAGCACGACGCACATGCATAGTGTCGTAGGCACCGCAAAAGGTAAGTGGCTGTAAAATGGATAGGAAATTTCTGAAGGTAGAGAGCTTATCACTTAAGATGTGTTTATCTCGCCTTGAGACACTTAAAAATAAGGGGTATTTGATGGCTGTTTGGCAATTTGTTAAAGATAACTTTGGGACTTTTTGGTTTCTTTTTATGGGCATCTTCTTTTTAGTAAGAACGTTTTTTTGGCTTATTCGTCAGCTTCGATACCAAAAACATGATGATCAATATATCCATTGATTGGCATTTTATTACATCTCGAGTCAAGCCGGTGAGCTCGCCCTGGAATCAAAAAAATGAATAAAATCAACACTTATGATTTTTTATAGATTGGCAAAATATTACATTTAATTACCCTTTTGAAGCTGAAATGATTTTATGAAAAACTGAAATTTTTCATAAAATTTTCAGCACATTTTTTAGCGTCTGAAAGTTCGCATAATGTGATGCACAGATTATGTTACTAAGCCCCAGTGAGAAAATTACGAAGTCTCACGGGGCTTTTTAACATCAATCTGCATTATGCGAATTTGAAAGGTTGGGGGAGTCCACGTCTTCTAATGGTGGACTCTAGTCCGAAATTTCGGAATTTTTATAGATCTTTTGCGTTTCTTACAACTACTTTTCCATGTGCTGATATCTCAACATTTTCTATAGCTTGATCAAGGATGATGTGTACAAGCTCACTATCCTTGATCGGCTGTAGATTTTTATTGATCAGAATTTTATTGAGCTCTACACACTTCTTTCGTAGAGATTCTTGCTCTTTGTCATTTAAACGAACTGTTACTGCCATTTTCGTCACATTTTCGGGTTATTAACTTGCATACAATATTACTTGTATATCTGTTATATGTGCTTGCTATTCATGTGTAATTGTATTAAATTCCGCTTAATGTTATTTGTATACATGCGTAATTAGCCCATGCTAGATCATATTTGCATAAATGCGCCTTTTGAATCCAGCTTCTACTCAGTAGATGCGGAAGGGCGTTATTTTTTTGTAGATATCGATCTTCACAGTATAGAAATACCGCTTGCTTCTCGTTCTGTTCATAAGAATGACGATGGTTCAATTTCTGCTGCTGCGTTATTCCATCCGTTTGAGTCGGTTCCGACTCATTACACTGGTATGGCAATGAAAGTTTTTTTTGATTCTTCGTATGAACCTTTTGTACAGATCAAGGCTTCTCCTGCGAAATTGCTGCAAGGGCATAATGTCTTTGGCAGCGACAACATAGAGCAGGGTGCTATGGAAATGATCGGCTTCTTACATGAAGCTTATCCGCTTCTTGCAAGGATGCTAGATTGGCCTCGTGCATGGGTTTCACATATTGATGTGACTTACTCAGTACGATTGAAAGACCAGAACACAGCTAAAAAAGTTTTGGATTTCTTGAGCAATGTCAGCAATGGCCAGACTCGTTTAAGTAACAAGCGTTTCGACAGTTCAGTATATTGGGGAGGTCAGACTTCAAGACTTGTGAATCACAAGTGTTATATGAAGCATGACGAATTTATCGCTCAATTTGAGGAGTATAAGCAACTTGCAAAGAAGAACGATAAAGCAGCTCAACGAGTTGTTGATGTCATGTCCAATTCGGATCTGATTAACTGGACTGTCGGTCTTTTACGTTTTGAATCACGTTTAAAAAAACGTTGGCTTGAACGTAATGGAATTCCTACCAATCTCTTTGATTTAATTAAGTTTCAACGTTCCAATCCAAATTTACTTCAAACACTCTGGACTAAAGCTACTCATAGCATTTTTGATGCCTTACGAGGTCAAACTATGAAATTAACAGACGATACTAGTGTTCTTGAAGCTATCCAACGATCTGATGTTGTTTTAACCAAATCTGGTAAAGCTTCCCCAACTAAAGTACGTAATTTATTTGCCATGTATTGTCTTATCCGCGAAAAGGGATTTGATGAAGTTAAAACGACTTATGGCAAGTCTCAATTTCACAATCTAATAGCCCAGTTATGTGCTGTACAAGGTCTTAATAAAGGTATCTTGCAGAACTTACATACAGGCAATGCCAACAATATTATTCCGTTTATTAAGTTCGTAGACATAGATTTCAATCAACAATTGCCAGATTGGTACGAAGAGCCAGTTTCGCAGTTCAACTACAAAATTGCATAGGTGAGCAAATGAACAATTCACAACATCCGATTATGACAGTTACAGGCATCCGTAAAGCTGCTGGCGACTTTCAGGACGATAAAGGCAAAACAATCGAGTTCTCAAACACGGTTGTAACTGTATTACAGAATTACTCTGAGCGTGAGCTTGAACAAGGTGCAATCGGATTCAAATCTACCGATTACAAAATCAAAGGCGCTCAGTTCTTTAATGATTACATGCATCAGAAGCTACCAGCCGAGGCTGCAATGATCTTTGATTGGGATTTCACGGGCAAACAGCCAAAGGCTGTGTTGGTTGCGCTAGATTTCAATGCGAAGAAACAGGAAGTTAAACCTCTATGATCAACATAAATCATTTTCAATCAGTTGTTTGCGCGGATTGTGGCGTTAAGTTTAAACCAGCATCACGATATTTAGAGTTGGGTGCTCACAAACCACATTGCACACAAATAAGAGAAGAAACGGAAGAAAAACCTGTACAAACAAAGGCATAAATATACCGTTTCGCATAATGTGATGTCCAGATTATGTTATTAAGCCCCAGTGAGAAGATTACACAGTCTCACGGGGCTTTTTAACATCAATCTGCATTATGCGAATCTAGAGGGAGAGGAAAGGGCGGGCAGCGACTTGTCGCGCCTGTCCTTTCTTTTTTTTTGCCTATCCGGATGTAAAAAAAGTCCACCTTCTCTAGTGTGGACTTAACTCCCGAATTTGGGAATTTTAATCATCTTTCCCCAAGTATTTTCTTCTATATTCAAGCACATCTGCTGCTGTGAGTTCTTTTATATGTTTTCTGATTAAAGCGTGAATTACATCACTTTCTTTAATCTTCATCTTCTTTTCAATCATGATATCTAGGGTCTTCTTTTCGACCATTTCTGATTCTTCTTCTCTCAATCTCTGTGATATAGCCATTTGTAACACCGCTAAATGTAATAAGTGACAAATAATAATAAAATATGTTGATTTGTCACATGTGATATTGTATAAATCGCATTAAATGTGATTTGTGACAAATAACAAATGTTAGATAAAATCGTTATGCACATACCTGTTGATGCTTCACTAGTCGATGTTGATAGTGAAGGTCGGTATTGCGTTTTCGGTTTTGATTTGCTTGATATTGGTTTGAAATTTGGTTCTTACGATGTCTTTAAAGATGAAGACGGGAATACTAAGTGTCAGGTTTTAAGTCATCCATATTCAAGATTGCCTACTTCTTATACGAAGATGGCTTTTAAGTTTTTCCACGAGGGGAAGACCTACCCATATGTAGAACTAAAAGCTAGTCCTGCGAAGATTTTGCAAGGTCATAATGTTTATGGTTCTGATTGGATAGAGCAGGGAGCACTTGAAATGCTGGGATATCTTGCTGAATCACATCCGACGCTTTACGGCATGTTAGCCATTGGGGAAACTGAAATTAAGCAGCTTGATGCTACTTATTCAGCACGTTTACGTGATGATAATCAAGTAGCTCAAGTAATTGATTTTATGAGAAACATGTCTTCAAGACATATCCGTAAATCAGAGAAACAGGTTGTTTATAAGAATACTGTTTACTTTGGTTCGGAGCGCGGTAAGCGTTTCGCTCGTAAAGTTTACGGTAAATCATGTGAGTTTCAGGCTCAACTTGATGAACAAATTAAGCTTGCAAAAGCTAATGATAAATCTGCTCAACGTGTCGTTAAAGTCATGTCTGATCCAGATTTAATTGCCTTTACTAAAGGGCTTTTGCGGTTTGAAACAGGCATTAAAGCCTACGTTATGAAAGAACTCGGTATCCCGACTAATTTATTTCAACTTATTCGTTATCAACGCGCTAATCCTAATTTTTTACGTGATCTTTGGATCAAGGCTAATTCTGAAATTTTCAAAGCCCTTGAGGGTACTGCAATGAAAGCTACTGACCACGATACTGTCTTTAATCATTTATGTTCTGTATATGCTAAGCGAACCGCTTTAGGTCGTGTTTCGCTTACTAAAGCCCGTAATTTATTTACTTTCTATACAAATCTTGAAGTACATGGCTTTGAGGTTTTGAAGAAGCGTTATTCAGATACGCGTTTTTATGCAAATGTTGCTGATTTAGTTGCAGCGGGTTACTCAAAAGCATTTTTGCAGAATCTACATGTTGAGTCTAAATCCAACATTATTCCATTTCTTAAACTTGTCGAAATTAATTTCGAAAATCAAGTACCTGACAACTTTAAAGAACCAGTTTCTACGTTTAATCAACGCTTACTTAAAATCGCATAGGTGAAAAATCATGTCTCAAATTATCTTTAAAGCAAAGCTTCTCAATGTTGACACTGGAGTTGACCAGAAAACTGGTTCTTTAACCATGCGTCTGATTTTCCAATCACAGCGTTATGACAAAGGTTTGGATCAGATTGTTCCATGTTCACAGAACGTCAAAGTTATTGAAGATCATCACCACATGAAAGATTTTTATTTGTCGTACAAAGGTCGTGAAATTTATTTACCAATTGAAATGACACCAGTTGAACGAAATATTTTTTATAAGACAACTGGTGATGGACGACCATTGCAGGTTGAAGAAAAGAAAGCTCCAGAGCTAAAAGCTTAA